GGAAACATCCAACCGTTAAACCTCTTGACATTACTGAAAAAATAATCCGAAACAGTTCAAAAGAAAATTACACTATTTTAGATCCGTTTATGGGAAGCGGAACAACAGGTGTTGCCTGCGTAAACACAAACCGAAACTTTATCGGAATAGAGCTTGATGAAAAGTATTACAAAATAGCAGAGAAAAGAATAAATTCAGTGATTAAAACCTAAAGGACATTATTAATGTCTTGACAAACACATAATTGCAATGTATCATAATGTTGTGTAAGGTTTTGTTTTTTACTTACGCAAGCATAAACTATTAGTTCTTAAACTGGAAAAGGCTCAGCTTTTGGCTGAGTCTTTTCTGTTGTTTACTATACAAAGAGCTTGACTGCAAGCCGAAAAAGTAGTATCATAGAAGTGCGGAAGTTTGTTTTTTTAATTTCTACTGTGGTAGATTAGTTTTTTTATCCTTTCTTCCGTATAGATGACCTCGCTTATGTCATAGTGTGCGAGGTCATCTTGCTTGACTATCAACACGCAAAAATTGCGTGCTGTTTAAATTGTCATCATAATTTTTTATATATTAACTATTTACCTATGCAGGAAAGGCACACCGTTTATGGTGTGCCTTTTTTGTTTTTTTATGACTGTTCTGCTGACTGTTCTGCAATTTGCAGAAGTTTTTCAATAACTAACTTTTCGACATAAATCGGTGGGTTATGTTTTCCCGACTCCCAATCTTGTACAGTACGATACGGAATAAGTAACAAATCCGTCATTGCTCGCTGTGTTAATCCTGCCTTAATGCGTGCCTCTTTAATTGTCATCGTCCTTATCAACTCCTTTCATGTAACCATCAATCCACACTACCTTGCCTGTTTGGTATCTTCTGAAATGTCCTCGAACCTGAAACACACCTTTGGGATTGTGACCGTCTGACCGTCCGCATTACCCGACCCGAAGGTCGGTCACTCTGCGATTAAGCGATAATTTCAATGCCCCTTACATCGGAAAAAGTTACATTTGGATTCTTCGTGCCAAGCGTGTATTCATCACTTTCATCATCTTTAAATATTACTTCTGCAAGACCAATGCACTCATTAAATTCGTTGTAAGTGGCGACCACCTCATATATTCCGCTTCCATCTTCGAGCCACGCTCCTTTTTTAAGATTCTCGAAGTCATTAAATGTTCTAATTTCCATAGTGTTTTTTCTCCTTTTTTGGTCTGTGGGTGTTGCCCTGTGTTTTGATTTGTTGATTATAATATACTACACGGATTTCGTGTTGTCAATACTTTTTTGAAAAAATCTGAAAATTTTTAAAGATATTTGTTTTATTTCATTATTATTTCTGTTTCGTCCAATAATTCTTCACCATTGTCGGCTATAACACTTATACTTTCATATTCCTCACCTTCTACAAGTTTTTTATTTGCGACTCTAATTGCCTTTGCTTTGCTATTGTAAGTTTCTTCATCAGCGTTTTGACCGCCTTTGTGAATAGCGAACACATTCCAATTTCTCATAATTTAAAAAACCTCTTTTTTCTTATAACTCAGCGACTTTTGTCTATCGTATTTTTCGTTAATTACTTACATTCAATACTATCAACTATTGATTTAAGCGTTGTTAATCTGCTTGAAAGATTTTCTAACGCTTCGAGGTCTGCAAATATACCGCCTAATTCGTCAAGCGTTATATACTCGTTTATCATTTCGTTTATTCTTTTTGCAAAAATTCTTGTTAATGCTGTTACATCATTCGTATTCATACCGTTACCCCCCTTATTCTTCACCTAAATAATTGTGTTGCATTTCGTTCCACCTATTTACTGCGACTCTTACACTTGTATAATCGCCTGTGCAATCGCAAGCGGGGGTTGAACAACAAACAGCCCAATAGTCTTTATTATCGCCTAAAAGACCTCTCTCGGGCGCAATAACAATTTTTCTATTCCCACAATGCTTACATGGTAATAATATATCTTTGTATTTTTCGGTGTAATACTTTGCCTTTTCAAACCGCTTTGCCATTACTTACTCTGCCTTTCTGCTCGTCATACCGTTTGCTCAGTTATAAACGAATGACACTTTAGCAAGATTTCATCACATACATATATGAAATCATCCCAATTTAACTCATCAGTATGTTCAAGAATGTCAGTTGCTATTTCCACAATGTCATCACTTGTAATATCATCTTTCTTCGCCATAGCAAGCATATTGTTATATTCATCATTATCACCACTTGTGTACCACGCTCTTTCGACACATAAAGCTCTTAATTCATCGCTTAATAATCTTCTAACAACTTTATAACCGTATTTCATTTTATTACCTCTTTCTTTCTGCCCGTCAAGCCGATAGCACAGCGATTAGATATTATGCCAAAAGTGATTGTTTTTGTGTAATTTTCTCACTTCCGAAGAGTTCACGGATTTCATCAAGACTGAATGTTTTTTTACTCCTCTTTTTGTAATCTTCGTTGTGATAATACCACGCTGTTTTCTTCTTCGAAAATCTGAATTTAAGGGCTTTCAGCTGTTCACGGCAATTGTATGTATTACCTGTTACCCATACCCAATTACCGCAGATTTCAATTTCAATCCCCTGCAATTTAACAAGCTCGTTGATGATTTTTTTAAATTCTTCGGGAGTTTCTTTCACTTCTTCGGAAGTTTCGTAAACTTTGCCGTCTGCGGTTGATTTTGCATTTTTGAGAACTGCGAAGAGTTCGTCATACTCAGCATTAATCTCTTGCATTTCTTCTGTTGTTCCACCACAATCGGGATGATGTGCCATTGCAAGTTTTTTGTACTGCTTTTTGAGTTCTTCAAGTGTTTTTGGATTGTTAAACCATTTTGTGTTTGTCATAGTGTTTTCTCCTTTTGTTTTATTGAGGTTTCCCTCTGTTGTGCCTTTATAATAGCACGAATTTCGTGCCTTGTCAATAGCTTTTTTAAATTTTTTTGAAAAAATATTTTTTCGCTGACTGTTCGCTGACCGTTCGCCGTGTGCGGTTAGCGAAATTTTTTTTGCTTATATAGTATTTAATTTAAACATTATAGTGCAAAAGAGGTGTGACAATGTCATCAAATAAATATCCGTGGGACGAAATAGAGCAAGAGTACATTAACGGCTTGGAGCAGTTTGAAATCCGTAAAAAATATGGTATGGCAGAGTCAACCCTGCGTAGGCATATAGACGAGTACGGTCTGCGTGAAAAAAGACAAAAAGTGACACAAAATGTCTACAAAAAAGCTACTGAACAAATTGAAAAACAAAAAGTTAATAAAATGACAAAGCTCATTAAAGCCTCAGACAAGATGGATGATTTAATCCTTGATTTTTTGAGGAGAGAGGGCGATGAATCGAACGGCTATGATGTCATTCCACCAATGCAGACTAAAGACCTGCAGAGCCTGTCAAGAGCGTTAAAAGATGCCGTGGAAGTCAAACAGAATCTACACGGCATTATCGGAAGACTTGAGGCTGAACGGCTCGCACTTGAGCGTGAGAGGCTTGCACTTGAGCGTGAACGGCTCAAAGCACAGCAGGACAAGGACAACATAGAGCCGACTATGTTCGCACTTTCAGATGAGGCAGAGAGGTACGCAGAATGACAAAGATTAACTATTTAGGTGTACCAAATGACAAGCAAAGACAATTCTTGCTTGCAAAGCAGAAATATGTTGCGTATGGCGGAGCGAGAGGCGGAGGAAAGTCCTTTGCCGTCCGACTCAAAGCTAAATTATTGTGTGCGAGATATGCAGGGATAAAGATACTTATCGTCCGTAGAACATATCCCGAATTGCTCAACAATCACATTAACACACTAAGAGCAGAACTGGCAGGAATCGCCCGATACAACACACAGGACAAGATTTTTACATTTTCGAACGGTTCAACAATAAAATTCGGCTATTGTAAAAACGATGCTGACTTGCAACAGTATCAGGGTGCTGAATTTGATGTGATTTTCATTGACGAGGCTTGTCTGCTCTCAGAACACCAAATCAAAGCTATTACGGCTTGCTTGCGAGGTGTAAATGATTATCCGAAAAGAATTTATTATACTTTGAATCCAGGCGGTCAGAGTCACGGTTATTTTAAGCGGTTGTTTATTGACCGCAAATTCGGTCAGTATGAGCAAGCTGATGATTACTGCTTTATTCAGAGTCTTGTAACGGATAATAAGGCATTAATGGAAAGTCAGCCTGAATACATACAACAGCTTGAGGCATTGCCACCAAAACTCCGTGATGCTTGGCTATATGGTAGGTGGGATGTCTTCGAGGGTATGTTCTTCGAGGATTTCCGTACTGAGGTTGATGTTGCAGAGGCACACAAGCTCGGCTTATCTCCCGAGGATGCTCTCAAATACGGCAGATACACAAATGTGATAGAGCCGTTCGATATACCGCAAGAATGGCGAGTATATAGAGCGTATGACTTCGGTTACGGTAAGCCGTTTGCAATGCTTTACATAGCTGTAGACTATGACGGAAGAGCGTATGTTATTGACGAGTATTACGGATGCACAGCGACACCAAACGAGGGTGTCAAATGGCAACCATATAAGCAGTTTGAGATGATGTCGGAGTATGAGCATACACAGCCACAGCTTGCAGGTCGGGATATTCAAGGAGTGGCAGACCCAGCAATTTGGGACGGCTCACGAGGCGAGTCGGTCAACGATGTTGCAGAAAAGTACGGTATTTACTTCGACAAGGGACAAAATGACCGTATTGCAGGATGGATGCAAATGCATTACCGTTTTGCATTTGATGAAGTCGGAAAGCCGATGCTTTATGTGTTCAGCAACTGCAAACACACAATAAGGACTCTGCCTCTGTTGATGTTCGATGAAACAAAAAAAGAGGACTTGGACACAAGCCAAGAAGACCACATCGCTGATGCGTTGCGATATTGGTGTATGTCAAGACCGATAGCACCTGCACGCAAGATTGAGCCAAAGATACCACAGCCGAATCCGCTGTCGGAAGATAACGAAAGGAAGAATTACTTATGGCATTAAGAAGAAAAAAAAGACGAGAAGAAAAGGAGCGTAGACAGGCAGAACAGCAGACAGAACTGCAGAGAACGCAGTCTGCTCCCGATAACCGCATTTTGTGGACTCAAGACGAGCGAAATCAGCTTGAACATATGCAGAACGGCTCAGAATTGCCACAAGATGACACAACAACCGAGCAGACAACGCAGATGTCATCTGATGACAATGCACCTACACAGGGCATTGTAGGCAGTGCTACAGCAGAGGCAAAAACCGTGCTGAATCCTGTTGTAACCGAGCGTACAGTCTTACAGGCATATGACCGCTTAATGCGGTACAAGACCTACAAGACAAGTCTTGATAGACGAATCAAAGCGAACGAGGATTACTGGAAACTCCGACAATGGGATTACTATGACCGAAACGGCAACAAGAAAAAAGGTGACAACGAGGTCGCAACAGCTTGGCTGTGGAACTGTATTGCATCAAAGCACGCAGACTTGATGGACGGTTATCCTGAATCAAACATCAGACCTAAGCGTGAAGATGATGTGGAAGAGGCGGAAAAGCTCAAGAGTATCTTACCTGTTATCTTCGAGGAAAACGATTACGAAAACACTTACTCAGAACTTGCCAACTACATACTTAAACAGGGAGTTTGCTGTGCTGGTGTCTTTTGGGACGGCACTAAGCACGATGGACTCGGTGATATATCGGTCGAAAAGATTGATATACTCAATCTGTTTTGGGAGTCAGGTGTGACCGACATACAGGACAGCAAAGAAGTATTCCACACCTCGCTTGTGGATAACGAATCACTTGTCAAGCAGTATCCACAACTTAACGGTAAACTCAACAGCCACAAGGTTATATCAGACCAATATCGTACAGATGATGCCATTGATACAGACGGTAAGACAACCGTTGTAGATTGGTTCTATAAGCAGTCAGATAGCAACGGCAATCAGGTCTTGCATTACTGTAAGTTTGTAGAGGGTACGGTGCTTTTTGCAACCGAAAATGATGCCGAAAACTATCCGAATGGTTGGTATGACCACGGACTCTATCCCTTTGTTGTTACTCCTCTCTTCCCTGTTGAGGGCAGTATTGCAGGATACGGATACACCGACATTGGCAGAGGTGACCAACACGCAATAGATGTGCTTACACAGGCTATGCTTACTAATGCGAGAGTAACAAGCAAGCCGAGATACTTCGTCAAGACCAACGGAGCGGTCAACGAGGCTGAGTTTGCTGATTGGAGCAAAGACTTTGTACATACAACAGGTAGTCTTAACGATGACTCAATCATGCCGATTACAACCTCACCAGTACCGACATTTGTTGTCAATATGAGGGAAAACCTCATAGCTGAGATGAAGGAAACACTCGGTAACCGTGATGTGAACAATGGCGGTAGCACTTCGGGAGTCACCGCCGCCTCGGCTATTGCGACAATGCAGGAGCAGAGCGGTAAGATGAGCCGTACTCATAATAAGATTATGTACACGATGCACCGCAAAATCACAAATATGGTCATTGAATTAATCCGTCAGTTTTACGATGTACTCAGAGAGTACCGCATTACAGGCAAATACGGACAAGAAAAATTCGTACAGTACAACAACGCAGGACTCAAACCGCAGAAACAACCGAGCATTCTCGGCAGAGATATGGGACTCAGACTGCCTTGCTTTGATATAGAAGTAACCGCACAAAAAGCCTCACCATACACGAAAATGGAGCAAAACGAACTTGCGATACAGTTGTACAACCTCGGTGTGTTCTCTCCTCAGAATGTAGATATGTCATTAATGCTGTTACAGACTATGGATTTCGCTCATAAGGATGAAATCATACAGATGATAATGCAAAACGGCACGATGTTTAATAAGTATCAGCAGTTACAGAAGATTGCGTTCAACCTTGCACAGCAGGTAGATATGCAGAATGGCACGCAGATGGCTGAACAGCTTGCACAGGCGATTCTCGTTGAAAATGGAAACAATTCCGAAGAACCGAGCGGTAATCTCTCTGTTGATGGCATTACAACAGACGATACATCCGAAAGGTCATTTATGACGAATGCAAGGGAAAAAGCACAGGCATCAACTCAGGTTAATCAGTAGTAAGGAGAATTCTATATGCTTAAAGTTAAAGTTGACATTAAGAATTACACCGTAACAATGAGAGGTCACGCAGATTTTGCCGAGAATGGCAAAGATATTGTTTGCGCAGGAGCATCAACGCTCTTGTACACACTTGCAAACACGCTTGAGGAATTTCGCACAGTTATGGCAGAGTCACCGTCATTTACTATCAGCGGTGAGGGTGAGAAACAGCGTGTTACATACAGATGCAAACCTAATGAGGAATACGAGCCTAATGTGCAGTTAGTCTTTATGACCGTTACAACAGGCTTTAATCTGCTTGCCGAAAACTATCCCGACAACATTAAGCTGACCGTTATTTAACTCTTTCCCAAAGTTTCTAAGGTTTCTAAGGTTTCTAAGCACCCGATTATGGGTGCTTTTTTTATGCTCAAAATAACATTTTGCTGATAACCGCAAAATGTTCAATTCGTAAAAAACACCCATTTTTACGAATTGCAAAATTATTTACCGTTTTGAAGTAGATGGTTTGAGGTGTTTGGTCTTGCAATGATAAATTGTGAACATAGGCTCGTGACCTTAACCACAGACTTTATATGGAAGGAGATAGCAATGATTAAGACTATCTCAACAGCCGTTGTTACTGAACCTATGTTCCGTTGTTTCAACATTCAGCTTTTCGCTGACGGTGGCGGTGGTGCATCTGCAGGTGCATCCGCGGGAGCAGGAACAGGTGAAGGCTCAACAGGCATTGCAGGAGAAACAACAAACACATCGTTCCCTGCCGATGGCAAAGGCTCTGCACCGAAGATTGTTTACGGTAAGCAGAGTGAAAGCAACACCGAAGTCGGTGCTGTTCCCGAAGAAAAGCCGAAAATGACTTTTGCCGAACTCGTCAAGTCTGACGAGTGGAAAGACGATGCCCAGAAGTATATGGACAAAGCCTTCTCGAAGAGATTCAAAGAGCAGGAGTCGCTCAAGGCTGAGAACGCAAGAATGCGTGACATCCTCAACATAGCTAATGTCAGATACGGACTTGATTCCGCATCAGACAGTTTCCTTGATGACCTCAGCAACAGCATTCAGAATGACACGAAGCTGTATGAAGATGAGGCACTTGAGGCAGGATTGCCTGTTGAAGAGTATGTCAAAGTCAAGAAAGCAGAGAGAATTCTTGAAAATAACAAGCGTGAACAGGCAGACAGAGAAAGACAGGCATTCATTAACGAACATTGCAAGAACCTTGTGAGTCAGTCGGATGCAATGAGAGAACAGTTTCCGTCTTTTGACCTTGAAACAGAAATGAGTAATCCTCAGTTTCGTAAGCTTGTTGACCCACAGGAATTAGGCGGTATTGGTCTTTCAGTAGACAATGCTTACCGTGTGATTCATTACAAGGATATCCTCAACGCTACAGTAAACAATGCGGTCAATCAGACAGCTATCAATACTGCAAATGCAGTTAAAGCAAACAAAGAAAGACCGAGGGAAAACGGTATGAATCACCGTGCATCCGTCATTGTGAAGGATGACCCGTCACAGTTTACTCTTGATGATTTTAAACGTATCAAGGAACAGTTTATTAGGACTGGTGTTGCTCCAAAATTCTAACTTTAAAGGAGCATTATTATGTCTAATATTATGTACAATCTTATTCTCCAGCTTTTTGCTGACGAAACCACATTAAACGCAAACAAAACATCCGCAAGTGGAATGTCCCCGACAATGAAGACATTCTACGATACTTCACTTCTTGAGAATGCAAGAGCCGAACTTATCTTCAATCAGTTTGGCGACAAGCAGAAAATTCACGGCAATAAGTCTGAATGGCGTAAATTCAACACATTCCCGAAGGCTCTTACACCGATTACGGAAGGTGTTACACCGACAGGACAGGCTTTCGGTATGACGAAGATTGAAGGTACAACATCACAGCACGGCGATTACACCACAATCACAGACAGACTTGAATATGAGGCATATGACCCGATTATTCAGGGCTGTACTGAGGAGATGGGTGCATCGGCAGGTGCGACTATGGACACTCTCACGAGAAATGTCCTCATTGCAGGTAACTCTGTTATGTACTGTCCGAAGAAGGACGGCACAGTAATCTCAACAAGAGATACACTCACAGCAGATTGTGTTCTCACTCCTGCTGTTGTAAAAAAGGCTGTTACTTGGCTCAAGAAGAACAAAGCACCGAAGATTAACGGTAGCTATGTATGTCTTATCCATCCCTCTGTCGCTCATGACCTTACAGAGTCTGACGAGTGGAAAGAGTACCACAAGTACAATGACACAGCACCTATCTTCAAGGGCGAGATTGGCGAACTTCACGGTTGCCGTTTCGTTGAGTCAACAGAGTGCAAGATTCACGCACACAACAAACTCGGCATCGCTACATATGACACACTTTTTCTCGGTGCAAAGGCTTTCGGCATCATTGAACCCGAAAACGAGTCAATGCATATGATTATCAAGGACAAGTCGGAAATTGGCGGTCCTCTCGAACTTTACAGCACAGTAGGCTACAAATTCAGCCACGGTGCTAAGATTCTTTACGAAGAGAGAATCCTCCGTGTCGAGTCAGGTTCTTCTTACTCATCTGTTGACGAGGAAAACTGATAAGGAGATTATCTATGGCTACAAATTCAAATAAGAATGCAGGTCTTACAGGCAAGAAAGTTACTGTTATTCTTCCCCGTGACCCTCAGATTGAGGGTGACGGAGCAGAACAGGAATTCTTCTCGGTCAACGGTCACAATATTCTTGTGCAGACCGATGTACCTGTCGAAGTAGATGAAATCTTTGCTGAGGTTATCAACAACAAAGCAAAGGCTCGCACACAGGCGAGAGAATTCATCAAGAAAATGGCATTCAAAGACAGCAAGCCGATGGCTTGATTATGAGATTAAGAGGCGGTTTTTCCGCCTCTTTTTTGTTTTAAAAGGAGATAAAAATATGGACTACATTACAATAGCAGATGCAATTGATATGATTGATGCAACAGTACCAAACAACCGCACGGAAGATGAAAAGATTGCTTGGCTTGACTCTCTCGACAGAATGGTCAAGAACGAAGTCTTTGACACGCACGAAGGTTATGAAGATACAGACTTCATCGGATATGACGAGAACACATCACGCAATCAGCCGTTACTGATTCCCAAACCGTATGCAGTAGAGATTTACAAAGCATTTCTTGAACTTCAAATACACCTTGTCAACAAGGAATATGACAGATACAACGCATCCTCAGCACAGTACAGCAACCATTATGACTCTTTCGTCAATTGGTGGCATTGCAACCATATGCCCAAAGAGATTGCTCACATTACATTTTAGGCGGTGATACTATGGCTTTTAATTTTCCACAGCTTGATTCATCCTCTGCACAGCGAGAGTATCAAGAGCAGTTTGCAGGATATAATCACAACATCCGCATCGGTGATACAGAATTCTATGATATGCAGAATATGACAGGCAATTACTATCCTGTGTTGTCACCGAGAGATAAGAGAGGTATTGTACAACAGTTCACCAAGCCTAAATGTATGGCAAGCCGTGATAACCTCTGCTACATTGACGGTATGTATTTATACATTGACGGTGAAAAGGTTGACCATATTATTTTGACGGACACAGAAAAAACAATGGTGTCAATGGGTGCATACCTTGTTATCTTTCCTGACAAGGTCTTCATTAATACGGAAGATACATCCGACTGGGGATATCTTGATAACACTATTGAAATAGCAACAGAGGTCAACAATGTTGTATATACGATGTGTACGCAAGATGGCACTAAGTATCAGTATCAAAACCCAAAAGGTGAAAATTATGTATATGTAGGTGATGAGTCACCTAATGTCGGTGAGAAGGAAACAGTCGCAAACGGTTACAAATGGCTTGATACAAGCGGTGACACGCACTACTTGAAGGTATGGAACTCAAACACACGGATGTGGTCATCTCTATCAACAACCTATGTGCGTATTGAGTCAACAGGCATTGGTAAAGGTTTCAAGGAAGGTGATGCCGTAACAATCAGCGGTTGTGACTCCTCTTCCTCTTCGGGTAGTGACAAAATCAAAGAACAGATTGATACTCTTAACACTTCAATGCTCATCAAGTCTATTGACGAGAAAGAAAACTGGATTGTAGTTACTGCAATACTTGACAATGTTGTCACTCAGTCTACAGGTACGGTCAAACTTGAGCGTGTTGCTCCGATTATGGATTTTGTCATCGAATCGAACAACCGTCTGTGGGGATGCCGTTACGGACTCAATAACGAGGGCAAAATCGTCAATGAAATCTATGCTTGCAAGCAGGGTGATTTCAAGAACTGGTTTGTTTATGCAGGTATATCAACGGACTCTTATGCCGTTTCCGTTGGCTCTGACGGTGTGTGGACAGGTGCAATTGCTTACGGTAATTATTTACTATTCTTCAAAGAAAATTGCATACACAAGGTTTACGGCTCAATGCCGAGCAATTATCAGGTCATCGAGCAGAAAGTAAGAGGTGTTCAGAAGGGTTCATCAAAGAGTCTTTGCATACTCAATGAAACTCTGTTCTATAAATCCGCAACAGATGTCTGCTACTATGACGGTTCATTACCAACAAGCATATCAAATCCTCTCGGTGCGGTTAGCTATAGCAATGCTGTCAGCGGTACTATAGCTAATAGATATTATATCTGTATGCAGGACACAAGCGGTGTATGGACTCTCTTCGTTTATGATATCACTACTGGAATGTGGCACAAGGAAGATAACATTCACATCAAAGAATTCTGCAAGGTTAAAACAGACCTTTACTTCATTGATGCCGACAGTGGTCAGCTTATGACCACAACAGGCAGAGGTACAGCAGAAGATGACTTTGAATGGTATGCGGAAACAGGCTCTATAGGCTATTCCTACTCAGATAACAAGTATGTAGGTAGAATGTTACTCAGAGTCCAAAAACCGATTACAAGCCAAATTAGAGTGCGTATTCGCTATGATGACTCAGACCATTGGGAAACAGTTTCATCGATTGGCGGTCACGGCACGAAATCGTATAGCATACCTGTCTTGCCTCGCAGATGTGACCATTTTGCAATTCGCATCGAGGGAAAAGGTACTTGCAAAATTTATTCGATTTCAAAAGTATTGGAGATTGGAAGTGATGTTTAATGAATTTTATTGATTTGCCAAACATTGGCAACGGTACAACCGAGGAACAGCTTGCACAGATACGCAGTTACATATACCGTAACAATGAACAGTTAAACGCAACGCTTGCCAACCTTTCAGTAGATAAAATGTGGGAGCAGACAGCATCGGCTCTGTCTGCATCCAATGGCGATATCGTAGAGGTCAACAAAGACCTTATGAGCCGTTATGCTACCATCCGTGACCTCGTCATTAAGACAGCAGATGTAGTGATACAGTCAGACGAAAAATTCACTTCGCAGATGAACGGTAATTATGTTGCTATATCTGACTTTGGAAAATATCTTCGTGACACAACGCTCGACATTTCAGGCAGTAGTGTAGGAATTGAATATTTATATAATTATGCATCACAGCTCGAAACAGACCTTGATAATTACAAAGTCAATCAAACCTCTTATATCAAGCAAGGCTTACTTGATGAGAGCGGAGCAAGTCCGATATACGGTGTTGAAGTCGGTTTACTCTCGGATTCCTTCGAGTACAACGGCAAGGTTATCGATACACGGTCAAATCTCAAGACGAGAATTACACCAACTGAGATGTCTTGGTGGGCTGAAAATAAGAAACTTTTTTATCTCGACAAAGACTCAGTATATTTCCCTTATGCAAAAATAACTGGTGGTAGTATCAATATCGGTAACGGTACATTTACTGTTGACAATTTCGGAAATATCAATGCAACATCGGGTACAATCGGTGGACTGGATATTACCGCTCTTACAGATATGGCAATGGGCATTGATATCCGACCGAACGCTACGCTTGTTAAGAAGACAGCAACAGACGGTTACGATGTTCAAAATATTGCAGTCAATCTCACAGCAAGAAACATCAATGTTGCATCAACAAGGTGGTACACCTCGTCAGACGGTGAAGTGTGGACAGAGTACACTCAAACCGCAATGAAAACAAATATGATAATCTCTTCTGCAACAGCTTTCAAAAATTCATCTGTCCTATATGTTAAAGCCGAGTCAAAAGACTCAGCGGACAAAACATACATAGCTGTTTGTTCAATCGGTTGTGTTTCTGACGGTGTTGACGGTACTTCTGTTAAAATTCTCGGCATAGCATATAAAAAGAATGAAGATTATCAAATTGGCATTCCTTATGACTTGTATTTTGACTCTGATTGTACAAGTATCATTAACAACAGTACAACAACGCTTAACAACGGTGATTCATACATTGTCAAAGGCTATTTGTTTGTGTGGAACAATAAAAACGGTGCTTTTGTTTGCACAGGTGAAATCAAAGGTCAGGACGGTAAAGATGGCACAGATGCACAGGCTTATGAAATCTATACCGATGTATCATCGGTCAACAAGAACATTCTCGGAACATCTTGTGCACCGTCAACAATCAACATTGAGTTTCGCCAAAATTCAGGCGGTAATACACAGCTTGTAACTGCAAGTGAGATAAGAGTATGGAGAATTAACGGCAACAAATCTGTCTTTTACAAGTCAAAGAAAAATACAAATAATTTCTCTCTTTCGCTGTCGGGAGAATTCAACGCATATATAGCAACTTGCACGGCTATCAAGATTGAAGTCGGTTACAACAACAAAGTCTACACAAAGACAATTCCGTTGATTATATCGGCAGAAGAAATCAAAGCTTGGGCAAAAGTAGAAAACGGTCAGACGGTTATTGACGGTGCAAAAATCTACACAGGCTCTATCACAGCCGAGAAGATAGATATTGCATACCGCAACACGCTCGCAACAGGTGAACAGCTTACAACGGCTATCTCAAATGTTAATGACTCAATATCTGCTTGGGCAAGTAAAATTGACTCCAACACAACGGATATTGCAAACTTAACGGTTAAATCAAACGAAATCTCATCAACTGTTACGCAGAAAACAAGTACAAGCACTATCCAAAGCATCATTCGGCAATCGGCAAATGCGGTTGAATTTGCTTGGAGTGAATCGAAACTTGGCAATGTTATTAAGCTTGAAGACGGTGATATTAACTTTTATAATTTTGGCAAGAAAATGTCGAGCGTTTCAAAATACGGACAGTTTTTTTGGCGAGATAATCTTTCAATTGGTTACATTGGTGCTACTGCATGGAAAACTGCACCATCAATAAAAGGACTTGCGATTAACCTTGATAAAGCTAACGGAAAATTTATTTCTTTCGGTTACGAAAGAGGGGATGCTTATGAAACACAATTTGCATTTGCTAAAAACAACGCAATCGGAAACGATAACGAAGGTGTATTTTGCTACGCTGATTTTTTTGGCGGTAACACATTCAACAGCGGTTGGAGTACAATACGCAGATTTTGGCTTAGAGATGTTTCTGTCGAAATGGGATTGCGTACCAAAGACAATCGAAACGGTCAGCTATACAACACGGTTACAGCAGATATACCGTATATCCGAACAATAAAATCAGGTAGTAATGGCTCAATTACTTGGACATATAGTACACTCAAGGTAGTTAATGGGTTGATTACAAGTTATTAAAAAAGGAGAATTTCTATGAACGAAAACACCACAAAAACAGTAGAAGAAACCACAACAAACACACCCCCAACAGCACCTGAATCAGTATTGATTATGGATTTGCGAAACAAATTATATCAGCTTGCTAACTATCCTAATCTTTCACCGACAATTATCGAAATGGCTTTTGGTGAAGTGTACAAGTCTGTGCAGAACAAGGCATTAACAACTGTACAGGCAGAGTATGAGAATTACCGCAAGCGAGTCGATGAATTTGAAAAGGAACAGAACCCGAAAGGAGATTAAAGCATATGGCATATGTATACAACAAATACAACCAGTCATCGAATGCAACAAATTATCAGAATCGGCAGGATGATGCAACAAACCGATATAACGATTTCGCCCAGACAGGCTACACAACAGGGGCAGGTGGTTTTGGCGGTCAGATAAATTCTGCACAGGCTAAACTTAATCAGTTATACGGCAACAACAATCTCTCACAGCAGTTTAAGTACGGCAATCAGGGAGCATACAACAAGGCGATGAACGCTGTTGCCAACCGTAAAGCATTTTCTTATGACCTCTCAAATGATACTCTTTTTCAACAGGCAAAAGAGCAGTATCAGAATATGGGCAAGGTTGCAATGGCTGATACAGTAGGTCAGGCATCTGCAATGACAGGCGGTTACGGTAACAGTTACGCAACAACCGCTGGCTCTCAGGCTTATCAAGGCTATCTGCAACAGCTTAATAATGACATTGGTAATTATTACAGTATGGCATTAAGCGGTTTCAATGCCGAAACAGACAGACTTAATAACATTTACAACATGTACGCTCAGGACAGAAGTCAACAGCAGAATGAGTGGTCTAACAACTGGAATGTATATAACAATCTGTACGGCTTGTATCAGAGCGAACTGCAGAATGCACAGAGTAATGACCTCAACGCTTGGAATCAGAAAGGTACAAACCTTTACAATTCCGCTAATCTTGCAACAAATCAGTACGGTACTGCATCAAGCAATGATATTGACACTTGGAAACAGGGTGAAACATTGCGTGCAGAACAGGCACAGCAGGAAGAAACTGAGAGAGCAAACCGCATTGAAGAGGCATACAAGAATGCACAGCTTGCAGAACAAATCAGAGCGAACAAAGCCGAAGAGGCTTACAGACAGTCTGCACTTGCTGAAACAATCCGTAACAACAAAGCAACAGAAAAAATCAATACATACAAAGCCCAAAATTCCTCTTCTTCCAAAAACAAAAACAGCGGTGAAAACTGGTACAATGTCAATGCGAAAGCAACGAGGACAGGCACAACTTCAAACCTCATCAGCGAAATTGACAGCAAAGCCAGAAGCTTGCAATACTCCAAATACTCAGGTGACTACACTAAAGCCATTAACGATATTCTTCCCAAATATCTTAATAATGCTTTTGCTAATCATACATTGTCAAGCGGTGAAATCAACTATCTTTCGAGCTACTACGGTGCATCTGACATCGGCAAAGCGTATAAGCGAGCACATAAAACATCAAGCTCAAAAAAATAAGGAGATAAATCTATGAATTACCTTGATTACCTTAAAAAGAAAAAAGATGAAAATGATAATTCCCAGTCGAACACCACGACTGGGAATACCTCTAACGAAAAAAGCGATAGTTTGCTTGATGCGATTAACGGCAAAAACGGTAACAATGATTATCTTGATTATCTCAACAGTCAGCCTGTACTTGGTCAGGAAGAAGAAGAAACACAGGCATTACACGATATGGGCAATGACGAGGATGTGTTGTCAAGATGGTATGACTCTGCAAGCAATGCAACATCTAAGGCTTATTATGAGAATCAAAACACAACTTTTGATTCTTTAAAAAACAGGGCTGATACAATCTCAAAGTATTATCAAACAGCCGATGCTCTCAAAGGCTCTGCAAAACAATTTTATGATAAATACGGCTATACTGATGACTCATCAGATATGCAGAGTGCTATCTCTGACCTTAACATTGCAGAAGACAATTTCAAAACGAACGCAAAAGAAATTCAAAATGCAATGTCAGATTTTGACACAGAACAGGAATACAAATCTGCTGTTGCACAGGCAGAAGAGGATGCCAAAACTTCTGATGATTTACAGAAGAAATATGACAAGAAGAAAGCCGAGTATGACAGCACTTGGGGCGATTTCAACAAGGAATATGCCGAAATTGGCGGTAGTTACAATAACAATCTCTTCACTACGCAGGGCAAAAAAGCAAACAAGAAATTGCAGGAACGCACCAATCAAAGAGCCGAACTCGGTGAACTACAGAAAAAAATCGACAAAAAAAAGGAACTTGAAAACGAAAAGAAATACTATACTGATTTTCGCAAGCAAAATCCCGAAGTGGCAAAAACTCTTGATGCTTATTATGATATGCAGTCATATGAAGAGGAACACTCCAAAGATGCATTGGATACATATAACAAAGAGGTTTTAAAAGAGAAACTCAAAAAAGGTAAACTGCCGACAGATTCCTTGTATACCGATGAAGAGAAAAAAGCCATTGAAACTAACTTTAATTCACTAAAGACTCTTGATGGTTGGAATGTTGACCAAATTTATAAATACTATAAGCGAGCCAAAGACAGAGAAAAAGCCGAGAAAGAAAATGAAAATATCAAAGATTTCGCTGATAAGCACCCGATTGTAAGTACGGCTATAAGTACGCTTAATATGATTCCGTCAGCTTTTGAATCCTCACCAAAGCAAGTCGCATCCGTTGTTGATAAATGGACAGGCGGTGACGGATATTATAATCCTGAGGAATCTGCCGTATATCAAAACAATTTACTGCAACAAGAAGTCGCAAGTAATATAGATAATCCGTTAGGAAGATTGGCTTATCAACAGGGAGTAAGCCTTGTTGACAACGCTATTCGTATGGGTATCGCATATGCAAATCCTGCTGTCGGATTATCTATGATGGGTGCGGAGGTAGCGACACAGGGATTTAATGATACTGTTGAGAATGGCGGTTCTGTTGAGCAGGCTCTTGCCACAGGTCTTACCTACGCAGGTGTCGAGGTGCTTACCGAAGGTGTATCACTTGGTAAACTAAAAGCTTTTAAAAATGGCGGTGTAAAGGAATTCAAGAGCATTTTAAAGAATGCAGGAAAGCAGATTTTGACCGAGGCATCGGAAGAAGTATCTGCAACGCTCCTTGATAGTGTAGCAGATGAAATCATTAACGGTAGCTTATCTCAGCTCGAGACAGAGTATGACAGATATATTGACAGCGGTATGTCTGAAACTGAGGCAGGACAGGCAGTAATGCTGAATTACGGTGGTCAGATTATACAGGATGCAATTGGCGGTGCATTAATGGGTGGAATTTCGGGTACTGCTGTCAATACATCTCAATACAGAAGAAATATTAAGGCAGGAAAATCTATATCCTCTCTTGATAACATAGACACAGTTAAGAATCTTGCCAAGCATTACGGTCTTAATGACAGCGTTACCGATTATGAGAACAATCCGACTGATGCAAAACTCGGTTCTTTGCAGAGCGAGGCATACGAAAAAGCAACAGAAAGTATGCCGTCAAAAAAGGAATTTAAAAGAGTCATCAAAAAAGCAAACCTTGCATCAGATGAAAATGTTGTTGCGAACAAACTTACAAACGGCGAAAATTTGACAGACGATGACCTCGAAAAAATCAAAAAGTCTGAAAATTTGAAGTCACTTCTTGCAAACGATGTTGTCAATCAGGCAAAGACTGCAAGATTTAATCAGCAGACTGCATTGCTTTCCGCAGACACAAAACTGTTCACACCGAGCCTCATTGAGTTTAACTCTGAGAAAAGTGATGCTGATGCAAATCTTAACAATGCCGAAACGCTCAACAAGTTTCTTTCGGAAAATGCTAAGAATATGACAATCAACACCGACACGGTCAATAAGATGAAAGACGCTTATAACGGATTAGAAGATAAAATCGAGCCTGACACTTTCGCTATGGAGTATGCGAGATTTTTCAATCAGGGTGTTCGTGCGGTTGCGTTTCAGAGTTTGAATAGCACAGCATCGCAGTTACCGTACAATGTACAAGTATCAGCTTATGAAGATGGCTTAAATAAGTACACAACGGCACTCAAAGCAGGAAACGCTCTTTCAAAATTACAGCAGGAATGGAAAGACAAAACAAACGGTTACGCTAAAGGTACGGTTGATAACTCTGCTCTTGAAGGTATCAAACTTAACGATGAGCAGAAAGCAACAGCTAACTACATTTCAAAGTTTGCTGATTTCGGCTTAAATGTCAAGTTATATGCCTCACAAGCTGATGAAAACGGTAATTTCTCACTTGAAAACGGTGCATATAATTCAGCTACTAACACCGTATCAATTGACCTTAACGCTAAAAGAAAAACTGTTGACCAAGCATTAAAGCAGGGTGCGATTATAGCAACATTCGGTCACGAGTTGACTCACATTGCAGAACACGCACCAACCGAATATGCTGAACTTACAAAAGCAATTCGTGATACAGTCGGTACAGATATTTTCAATATAACTGTTGATAAACACCGTTCAATTCTTGAAGATTACAACAGCAAAAGTTGGCAGAAAATGTCCGAGAGTGAAAAGGAAATTTCAGCAACAAAAGAAGCCATTGCGGAGTTTTCATCTGACCTTGTTAATCAAGCTAAAATTCTTGAAAAAATGTCAAAAGAAAATCCCTCGGCAGGTAAAAAGTTTATCAATGCCATTAAGAATGTAATTGCAAAAATCAAAAAGTTTATCACAGGCGACCGAGGAAAAACAGAGGAAGCAAGATTACTTGAATCAACCGCAAAAGATTTACAAGGCATTGTCGATAAATACGAAAAAGCTGTTATTGAAGGTCTGAAAAATCAGAACGCTAAAATCTACGCAAAAAAGTCCTCAACAGAAAGCAATAATTCTATTGAAGAAAATAATGCTGAAATTCAGAACAACACAAGAAGCAGTAGCTTTCTTTCTGACAGTGAGGTCGATGACCAATACTCACAGGCTGTCAAAAATAATGACATTGAAACAGCACAGAAACTTGTCGATGAAAAAGCTATGTCTTGGGGAGCGTACTCAGAGGATGGAAAAACTCCGACCAAGCTTTATCACGGCACAGAAAGTTTTGGCTTTACTGCTTTTGACCTTTCTAAGATGGATGACGGAGCAAGTATATTCTTGACGAATAACCCCGAAATTGCCTCTACATATTCGGGTGTTGAAACTGAAAACAATATACAATACACAATAAACTCCATTAAAGCGATAAGCTCTAAAGTTAAATCAATGTCTATTTATGAAATTGAAAAGAGTTTAAACTCGCTCACGCACGATAACACTAATCCCGAATTAAGAGCAGATAATGACGATTTGCATTACTCAATTGTAGATGAAAACGCTGTTAATAAGTTTACGGCTAAAGTTAATTCTGAAATTGATTATCTCATAGATTACTTGAAAGGCAGAGAAGGATATTTTAAAAAATTCCCGAAAATTGATTACGATACTAAGTATTCTGATTTTGTAGAAATGCTTAAAAATCGTCAATATAATAAGATTTCAAATCCTTTATTCAATTTAATTGAAAGCACAAAGTTTGACTCTACGGAAGAAGAACAGAAATTTCGGAAAATTGAAAAAGACAGTTATGGATTAGCTAGAATTTTGGAAGTTTATAATAATTCCCCAATAATCATAAGTAAGGATTCCCAAGACACAATTTTTGGTGTTTTTAACGAAAATAAAGCTAAAGATTATCTAAAAGGTAAATTAACGGAACAGGCACAAAAAGGTAACTATTCGTTGTTTGCTAAAATAGAAAATCCTCTTATTATTGATGCCAGCAAAAGTAATTGGAATGAAATTGATGTGAAATCAGTTTTAAACACACCTTTCGGTGATGCAATTAAATCAGAATACGGTGAGGATTATTTCAATTACGGAACACAACACCTTTCAACAAGAGAAGTTTCTAAATATGCGAAACAGGCAGGTTATGACGGTGTCATTTTTAAGAATCTTAAAGATAACGGTGGCAAAAATAGCGAGATACCTCGTGACACTATTGCTAATGTATATGTTGTTTTCAATCCGAATAATGTAAAATCAGCCGATGCAATAACCTACGATAATGACGGTGAAGTAATTCCGCTTTCAGAAAGATTTGATGGCAATGAAGATGATATTCGCTACAATATTAGTGATGATGATTTTTTATCAGATGATGAATATAATGATTTGTTTGATTTTGATTACAATGAAGAAGAGGAAGATATAGACTTTAAAAAAGCAGTTGATGAAAACCATCCTGAATTGACAATCGAGCAAATATATCGTCATTCTGCAAACAATGTTAAAGAGGGCTTGCTTGCAAGTAAAGGTATCAAGCCTGATGCTAAAAGAATTAACAATATGGTTAAATCTGTAATGAGGAGCTACTACATCAATCCTAATGCCGAAATAGACTCTCTTGTTACCGAGTATGTAGACTCTTTAAACGCAGTTATTGACTCCGTACAAAACGATAATTCGGAATTTAATGAGGCTTTTAAAAAATTTGTTATGAAGTGCCGTGAAGCATTGCAATACTCGACACAGCTTGACGAACAACACGAAGCGTGGGCAAAACAAATTCGTGATGAACTAAAAGGCACAACCTTGCTTATTCCCGACAACGCAATCGACACAATCAAGGAAAACTATGGTAGTGTCGGAAAATACCGTAAAGTCTTGTTTGGCAAGATTAATGTCAAATTAGAGCGTAACGCAAAAGGCATTAACGGTAAGGCAGTTGGTTCGTATATTGAAGATATCGGCTCACACCTTGAAGAGTTAGGCGGAAGGTCACTTATGATAGAGGACGGCTTTGACTGGGACAGCGACAGCGGTTATCAAATGCTTGACCGTATAATGAACTATGAACTTGCACCACATTATGTATCAACATATGGCGGTAATATACAGAGTGAAAGTACAATTGATGCGTTGGCGATACAAATGGCTTTTGATACTACGGCAGAATATTTTAAACTACAAAGCAAACAAGCCGTAACACAAAAAAATGTTGATAAACGAAAACTTAGTGAAGTGACAAAAGCTCTCAAACAAGCACAGGAAAATCAAGAAATTTTGCGTAAAAAAATTATCGAAGAATATGAAGCAAAACTTGCAGAAAAAAATAATATCTCTATACAAATCACTGCAGGTGATTTTCTTTCAACAAGAGAGGCACTCGCACAGGCTCTTGAAACAACAACAATTAACGCATCAGAGCGAAATACCGTCAAGACCTATCAGCAGGGACTTGAGCAGATGAATAAACTCAACGATAAGCTTAATGAGATTGACGATAAAATCAAGACTATCAATGCCAAAGACAACATCTCTAAGAGCGACAAAGCAGAGATTGCATCGCTTATGAAAGTCAAAGCAGAAACCGAAGAAAAAATCGTAAACAAAGACAAAAGTCTTTTAAAGTTTGAGTCAACTGAGGCAATGCGTAACATCTTAAAGTACGAAACCTCTAAGAAGATTGCAAGAGTGCGTGAGCAGAAGAATGAGCGTATTGCTGAAATCAGAAAGCAAGAAACGCAGAAACGCAAGGATGCCGTTGCAAAACTCCGTAAACAGAAGAATGATAAGATTGATGATATCATTCTGAAAAACCGTGAGAAACGCAAGGCAGATGCTGAAAAACGCAAGGATAATCAGGACTGGTCACACTCAATCAGTGAAATCAAGAAATACTCAAAGAAATTGTTAGATGCTGTCTTGCATCCGACAGAGAAAATGTATATTCCATACGGCTTGAACGAGCCTATCAAGAGCATTACATCAACTCTTCTTGATTCAATCAATCTTGATAATGATACTAAGATGTCAGACAATCTGAGAAAACTCTCTCAACAGCTCGAACAAGTCAATCAAAGCGATGAGCATTACGGTGATTTTTATAATGCTTACAATGAGGAAATTATCGAGGAAATAAAAGGTTTTGCCGATTACCTTGATGATAGACTTGAAGGTGTCAAAATCAAGAAACAGACACAGGGAGAAAGCCTTATTGAAGGACTCACACACGAAGAGGCTAAGGAAATTGAACAGATTGTCAAAGATGTGTACAATGCAACAAGGGATGCTGTTAAGCAGATTGGCAGACAGGATGTTATTACTAACTATGAGTCAGGTTTAAGGATTATTAATCAGACAAGAGAACTCGGTGATGTTAAACTTAATGTAATGGACTCATTACTTGACCAAGTATTATCACCGATGCGACTTATGGCGAAGTACACAGGCTACAATGCGGATGCCGAGCTTATGTATCACATCAATGCTCTTAACGAAGGTACGGAAAAGTACAATATGTTTAAGATGCTTGCCGAAAAGCCTCTCAATGATTTCATCAAAGAAAATCCAAAGGACTATGAAAGTTTTAAAAATGATGTCATCGAAATCAAATACCGTGACAACAAGAATGTTGCACAGACTGTCAAAATGACAAAATCACAGGGATTGCAGATACTGATGTCTTGGACAAGAGAACATACAGAAGACTCTCACCTTGACCATATGGAGCGAGGCGGTGTTACTCTGCTTGATGCCGAACAGATAAGTAAAGGCAATTATGAAAAGGCATTTGCTCAAAGAAAGACAATTAGAGGCATTAATTTAAGTTTCATCTCGGCTGTACAGAGCCAAATGGGAGAGTTTGAGAACCATTATCGTGAACTTGCCGAAACGCTTTTCAATGAGGTTTCTAACGCTTACATCAATGACACTTCTGCGGTTCTTCTCCATCGTGACATTGCAACCGAAAAATACTACATACCTTTTGCCGTTAATAAAGATTTCCTTTCTACAGAAATTGACGGTCTGAAATACGATGCGACCATTGTCAACAAAGGTATGCTGAAAGCTACCAAGAGAAACGCACCACAGGCTCTTAACATTGCAGGACTCGACAGCGTTATATCTAAGCATATAAGAGATGTCGGACAGTATTACGGTTACGCTGTGCCTATTCGCAATCTTAACAAGGCACTCAATGTTAAGATGTTTGAAACAAACGAAAACGGTAACAAGATTGCAACAGACTCCGTACGAAATGCTCTCAGAGAAACCTTTAATTCCGACAAGCCTATTCAGTTTATCGAACAGGTAATGACCGATTTGCAGACATCAAGAAAATCAAACTCTCAGACCGAAAAAGCAATCAATAAGATTGTTAGGGCAGTCAGAGATAATATGATTACATCGGCACTCAAAGGCTCTGTATCGGTAGTTATTAAGCAGGGTGCATCATTGTACACAGCATCAAGCATTCTTTCAATGCGTTCCGTATCTGTCGGTGCAGTCAAAGGCATTCAGCAGATTGCCCGTAAAGGCGGTTGGAAACAGCTTACAGATGAGATTGATGCACACACAGCAGGTCACTATATGCGTAGAATCGGCTTGTCCTCAATGGAGATTGAGGCAATGAAAGACTCTTGGCTTGGTAAGAAACTGCCCACAGCACTCAATCCTGCTAAATGGATACAGGGTACAGACTGCATCACAACAGCATTGCATTGGGTAGCAACCAAAGAAGAAGTTAGCCGACTTTATAAGGAACAAGGAAAAGCTGACCAAATAGGCTCTGATGAATATTTTGATGAAGTCACAAAGTTATATGACCAAATCCTTGAAGAGACACAGCCTATGTATGACAGCTTGCATCGAGGCGAGATACAGAAAAATTCAAACGAGTTGTTAAAGTCTGTATTTATGTTTAAGACACAGCCATTGCAGAACACAGGTATCTTGTATGATGCAATTATGGATTATCAGGCAAACAAGGACAATGCAGAACTTCGAGATGCCAAAAAACAAAAGCTTGCAAAAGCAGTTTCCTCACAGATGGTGTCGGCACTTACTTTCGTTGCAATGACCTTTATTGCATCCCTCGCTCTTCATAAACCTGAACGCTACAAGGATGAAAACGATGAGGTCACTCTTTCCTCTGTTCTTGAAAGACTCGGTATTGACTGGGCGGAAACAGGATTTAGCGTTCTTGTTCCAATTGGCGGTGCTGAACTTGCATCCTTTATTGAAAATCAGATTAACGGTAAAGATTATGATTTCGCATCAGACAATGTTGTATCAATGCTCAATGACTTTACCTCATCAATCGGTGACTTTAATCAGAATGTTGTTGTTGCTCTTGCACAAGGTAATTTTGACCTTGATAAAGCAAAAGATGCCCTATGGGGATTATCTGTCGATGGTCTTGCACTCTTCAAAGGATTTCCGTTGAAGAATTACAGCAATATTGTTAACGGTATCTTTTCCAATTTGTCGGATGCAATCAGCGGTCATAGCACTTACTTCGGTTCATCGGGCGGTCGAAAAGGTAGTGAATACGCAAACTCATATGATGTACTTATTGACAATAACCCCGAAAAGGCAAAGCAACAGCTTGAAACATTCTATAATGAGAAGTATGAAGAACAGATTGCAAAAGGCGAAACTGAAACCGAGGCAAAGAAAAAAGCACAGACCTCTGTCCGTACTGCACTAACTACGCAGTACAAAAAAGAATATCAGAAGGCATTTCTCAACAATGACCGTGACAAAATGCAGAAAATCAGTAAGAAACTGCAAAAATCAGGCTATATGAAGTGGAATGGCAAATCATTGTCAACCGTGTTAGGCGAATGGACTAAGTCAGCTAAAGAAGATTTAAGCAAGTAAAAACGAATCCTGTGTGGTTAGTGTACCACACAGGATTGCCCTATAATTATTTAAAGAGGTGATTTAAATGAAATCGAGAACAATGAAGTTTACACTTGACTGCTCCAAAGTGGGTAATCAGTTATGCATAGATGGCATCAGGCAGGGCGATGCCAACTCTATTGTATTTATTATTTCACTTGCAAACGGCATCAATTTACTTGATATTGTTGCAGGGAAAGAGGAATCTGTTGTTGTGACAATGTACGGCAAAAAACCCGATGGCACAACAATTGTCCGTGATTGTGGAATTAACGAGGATGGCAACATCACATACACTATCCACACTCAGGACACAACTTGTGTCGGCATTGTCAGTTATCAGCTTGTTGTGACATCTACAAAGGAGAAAATACTTGCATCCCCTGTTTTCAGTACAATGGTCGAAGAACGAAATCTCTTCAAGACTTATACAGTATTGACAGCACAGCCTGATGACTGGGCAGATGGTTACGATAAGTATTACTACTATGAGGATGGCAGATTTTATAAACTGAACCGTTTTGAGAGTGAGTCTGCTCCCGAATGGGTAATCAATAAGTATTACTCAGTCAATGACAACGAAGTTGAAAGCACATCAGACTTTGATGCCCTTTCATATGCTCTCCTTAGAGCGAAACAGTATTCAGACAAAAGCGAGGAATACCTTGCAGAAGTTAAGAAAAAAGCTGATAAAAGTACCACACTTGCAGGATACGGTATCACAGATGCCATACGAAACGCAAAAGGCACAGTAACCACAAATAACCTTGCCGACAATTGCGTGTCCTCTAACAAGCTGTCAGCGGATGTTAGAGCAAACCTTAACAGTAAAGCTGAATCAGCGAAAGTCAGTCAGCAGTTATTGCTCAAGGCAGATGTATCATCCGTATACACTAAGTCTGAATCTGATGCACTTCTTGCAGTCAAAGCAAACTCGGCAGATATTGATGCATCCGTCAAAACAATCAACACAACAATTGCAAACAATCAGACAAGTGTAAATGCAAGCCTTGAAAGCCTCAACACAGCATTAACCAATAAAGCCGATACAGATGTTGTCAATGAGGTAAAACAGCGTGCAGAGGCAAATACAACGGCAATAGAACTTAAAGTGAACCGTACCGACTTTAACAACACCGTGACCAACCTCACGAATAGCATTAATGAAAAGGCTGATAGCACAGATGTCAACGCATCCATCGCATCATTAACAAGTGTAGTATCAACAAAGTACGATTCGTCAAATATCGAACTTGGTACATCAACGCTTACACCGTACTCAACTTTGATTGATAAAATAAAATCTGCAACTTGCCTTTATGAAAAAATTGGCGATATCGTTATTGTAAATGTCACCGTCATTATGAACGCAACATCTTTAGGCGGAACATCTGCAATATCTTTGC